GTGCAGAAGTTCATCAAGAACACTTCTGACAAGCACAAGGTCATCGACTTGCTCGACAAGATCTGCGAAGAGAAGATTCAGCCGTTCATCGACAAGACCTATCAGGAACTCGCAGACTACACTAATGCCTATGAGCAGAAGATGCAGATGAAGCGCGAGTCCCTGTGTGACCGTGCAATCTGGAAGGCTAAGAAGCATTACATCCTCAACGTCTACGACGAGGAAGGTGTGAAGTACAAGGAACCGAAGGTCAAGACCGTTGGCATTGAAACCAACAAGACCTCCGCGTATCCTGCGGCAACCCGCGCAGCAATGCGTGAGTGCATCAAGGTCATTCTGGACAAGGACGAGGCTGCGGCAATTCAGTTCATCGAAGACTTCCGTGTGAAGTTCCGAACACTGCCGATTGAGGATATCGCGTTCCCGCGTGGTGTCAACGGTATCGAAAAGAATGCGTCTGAGGCTGACATGTGGATCAAGGGTACGCCGATGCACACGAAGGCGGCAATTCTCTACAACCATATCCTGCGCGAGAAGAAACTCACTAAGAGATATCAGAGCATCAAGGACGGCGAAAAGATCAAGTTCGTTCACTTGAAGCTGCCTAATCCTTATCGCAATAACACAATCGGATTCATCAATCGTCTGCCGAAGGAATTCGAATTAGAGGAATACATCGACTACGACGAGCAGTTCGATGGCACCTTCCTTGAGCCGATGCGCGGCATCCTAAGTGTAATTGGTTGGAAAGCGGAAGAGGTATCTTCCCTTGAATCGTTCTTTACTTGACGCGCCGATTGTGCTACAATGATACATCATGACCAAACACTTCAACACTGATTACGATGAAGACCCGTATTACCATCGAAAGGAAATTACTATGAGTTTGCTAGACAAGATTAAGAAGAATTCGACAATCAAGGATACTGCTATCCTAGAGAAGTCCAAGTTCTTCCAAGACAAGGACATGATCAGCACGGACATTCCGGTGCTGAACGTTGCCCTCGGTGGATCACTGAATGGTGGATTCACTCCCGGTCTGACCATGTGGGCAGGACCGTCGAAGAACTTCAAGACCGCATTCTGCTTGATCATGGTCAAGGCATATCAGGAAAAGTATCCGGAAGGCGTGGTTCTGTTCTATGACTCCGAATTCGGTACACCGCAGGGCTACTTCGACACCTTCGGCATCGACACTTCGCGAGTGCTGCATACGCCGGTCACGGACGTAGAGCAGTTGAAGTTCGATATCATGACTCAGTTGAACGACATTGCGCGTGGTGAACGTGTGATGATCGTCATCGACTCTATCGGCAACCTCGCTTCCAAGAAGGAAGTCGAAGACGCACTGGAAGGCAAGAGCGTGGCTGACATGACTCGCGCCAAGCAGATTAAGTCCCTGTTCCGCATGGTAACGCCGCACCTCACACTCAAGGATATTCCTATGGTAGTGGTCAACCACACCTATAAGGAAATTGGGTTATATCCGAAAGATATTGTCGGCGGCGGAACAGGGTCTTATTATTCGGCTGACAACATCTACATTCTCGGCAGGCAGCAGGAGAAGGAAGGCACGGAAGTCATTGGCTACTCGTTCATCATCAACGTGGAGAAGTCCCGTTACGTGCGCGAGAAGAGCAAGATTCCTGTCACGGTCACGTTTGAAGGTGGTGTGAACAAGTATTCCGGTCTGATGGATATCGCTCTGGAAACTGGTCATGTGACTAAGCCTAACGTCGGTTGGTATGCCAAGGTTGACGTAGAAACGGGCGAAGTCGAAGACAAGAAGTGGCGACTCGCGGACACCCAAACGGCAGAGTTTTGGGATCCGATTCTTGAGTCCGAATCTTTCCAGAATGCGGTCGAGGCTAAATACAAGTTCGCATCCGTATTCCATACGAAGGACGAGGAACAAGTCGATGAAGAAGTATAAAGAGAAACTACAGTTCTGGTGGGCTAAGACGACTATCAAGGACGGACGAGATTTCGATATCCTGATGGACGACCGTGGGATGCTCGTAACCATCCTTAGTGGTAAGTTCAAAGGTGTCTCATTCCGGTACTCCCCACTAACCGTACTAGACGATGAAGGACTGGTTGACTTTAGCACGCATGTAGCGTATAATCCAAAGGGTCTAGACGTATCTGACCCGAAGTTTGCGAAGCTGACAACCAACATTCTGCGCATCCTCCTAGCCGATGCGATTCCAGAAACAGCCGCACAGAAGCATGAAGAAATACAGGTGATTGATGAGAACCGAGACACTGATACTGACAAGCTTGATCAAGAACGAGTCTTTCATGAGGAAAGCACTCCCCTTCTTGAAAAGCGAGTATCTAAGCGAAAGCCCCGAAAGAAAACTGTTTCAGCAGATTCAGGAGTACATCCTAAAGTACAACAGCCTGCCAAGCCAAAGCGCACTCGCGCTCGGACTACAGGAAAGAAACGACCTCACGGAAAGTGAGTTCAAAGCATGTAAAGAAATTCTGAGCGAAATCTCGGAAGGTGATACTGCCGACAAAGATACACAATGGATACTTGATACCACCGAAAAGTTCTGTCAAGAGAAGGCTATCTACAATGCCATCATGGAATCCATTCAAATCATTGACGGCAAGGATGAAAAGCATCACAAGGGAGCTATTCCTAGCATTCTTAGTGATGCTCTTGGTGTTAGTTTTGATCCCAACGTTGGTCATGATTATCTCGATATGTCTGCTTCTCGCTATGATTTCTATCATCGAATCGAAAAGCGGATCCCCTTCGACCTTACGTATTTCAATAAGATCACGAATGGAGGGGTCTGCCGGAAAACGCTCAACATCATCCTCGCGGGAACCGGAGTAGGTAAGTCCCTTGCGATGTGCCACTTTGCTGCGGCAGCAATGCAGCAGCAGTTCAATGTCCTGTACATCACGATGGAAATGGCAGAAGAGCGCATTGCAGAACGCATCGACGCTAATCTATTGAACCTGACCATGGACGATGTGAAGTGCCTGTCGAAAGACATGTACGAGACTCGCATGGACAAGATCAAAGCCAACGTCAAGGGCAAGTTGATCATCAAGGAATACCCTACAGCATCCGCGAATGCTTCGCATTTCCGTGCGTTGCTCCAAGACCTCAGACTCAAGCGTAACTTCAAGCCTGATATCATCTTCATCGACTACCTGAATATCTGTGCATCCTCGCGCATCAAGCCGGGAGCGAACATCAACTCCTACACCTACGTCAAGGCAATCGCGGAAGAACTGCGTGGTCTTGCGGTGGAGTTCGACGTACCCGTATTCTCGGCAACGCAGACTACCCGTTCTGGCTTCTCTTCCTCCGATCCCGGTCTGGAAGATACGTCTGAATCCTTCGGTCTGCCTGCGACGGCTGACCTCATGTTTGCTCTAATCAGCACAGAGGAACTGGAAGCCCTCAATCAGATTATGGTCAAGCAACTCAAGAACCGGTACAATGATCCGACGCTAAATAAGAGGTTCACCGTGGGTATTGACAGGGCTAAGATGCGCCTGTATGATCTAGACCCTACGGCACAACAAGGTCTGGTGGATGCCGGTCATCAAGGCAACTCACCTAGCGGCGGCAACAAGTTCAAAGGGTTCAAGGTATAATGGCACAGGAAGGGTTTGTCTACGAACAGAACGCATGGAAAGCCTTGAAGCCTTACGGCATCACAGGTCGCCCTCCTGCGGGTGCTGCGCACGATAGACCCGACCTAGAACTCAAGGTTGGCAAGATCACAACCGGCGTGGAATTGAAGAATGCTCCTACCACTGCCGGTTCTCTTGTCATGCAGTATTTCGACGGTGAGTGGCACTTCGGTCCTACCGGTGGCGACGATGAAAAGGAATTCATGAAGGCTGTCGGCATGAAAGTCGATATCCTTGACACCATGAACAGCAAGTGGAAGAAGCCAGTCCTGCAATACAAGGGCGCACAGAAGGTCTACGTGGGTGCGGATGATTCTCGCAAGGCATACGATCTTGACCTCGCCAAGTTTGGTGGCAAGGGTGCCGGTGATATCTACGTCACGGTTCCTAACAAGACCATTTCAGGTTACTACAACACGAAGAAGACCTACTACCTGAACGTCGGCACGCATGGTTTGTTCCTCTTCGGAACCAAAGACCCACTCGACCTCAATGATCGCTTGAAGAAAGCAAAACAGAAGCCGGTTCCAGACTTCTCCACCCCGGCATCCGCAGTCACACAGATTCGCGTGCGTTGTCAGTACAAGGGTGGCGGCAGCTATCAGTTCTCGTTCACATTACAGTTTGGTAAGGTGATCAAGTCGCCTTACAACATTGCGCCTATCAGACTAGGCAGCAGTTCTCTTATAGATACTACAAGACTCAAGAAGGACGCAGTGCTAGGCGTACTTTAGTGACAAAGGTGACTCGTTATGACTATTCTAGTGACAGGTGGATTGGGATTCATTGGTAGCGCATTCGTGCGCCGTTGGTCTATGATCAACAACGAACCCCTGATTATTCTCGACCGGTTGGCTTACTCAGCCAATCCCCTCAACATCAAGCCGCAGCGTGATACCGTGACCGTTCATATCGGTGACGTTGCGGATCCGCGTGACGTAAAGAGTCTCCTGTTGGAGTACATGCCTCGCGCAATTTTCCACTTCGCAGCCGAGTCGCACGTAGACAACTCCATCAACGACACTACTCCGTTCCTGCACTCCAATGTGTACGGCACGGTGAACCTGTTGGATCAAATCAAGAACCATAGACCACAGTGCCACTTCATTCATGTCTCTACGGATGAAGTCTTCGGTTCGCTAGGTCTGAAAGACCCTGCATTCAACGAACAGACGGCATACGCGCCACGCAGTCCATACGCTGCATCCAAGGCAGCGAGTGATCACTTTGTACGCGCATATGCTGCAACTCACGGACTCAAGGTAAACATCACCAATTGCTCCAACAACTACGGACCTTATCAGCATCCGGAGAAGTTCATTCCTACGGTCATCCGTAAGAAACTGGCGGGTGAACGAATCCCGGTCTACGGCACCGGCATGAACATCCGTGACTGGCTGCATGTGGACGATCATGTGGATGCGCTGATTGCCGTCCTTGAGCGTGGGCGCGTTGGTGAGCAATATTGTATCGGTGGTGGCACGCAGAAGACCAACATCGAAGTCGCGACCTCCATCATTGGCTGTCTCGGCGGATCCTTCGAAGAGATTGAATTCGTAACGGATCGCAAGGGACACGACTTCCGCTATGACATAGATAGTGATAAGCTCTATCTTCATACGGGTTGGAAGCCCACCGTGCCTTGGGTGCGCGGTCTGATTAGAACTGTGGATTGGTATGTCAATAACATTGAATGGGTGAAATCATGTCGAAATGCCTCGGAATCATACTCGCAGGCGGCAAAAGCTCGCGCCTCTATCCCGCCACATTTGCTACGACCAAGCAAGTTCTCCCCATCTACGACAAGCCCCTGATCTATTATCCTCTGTCAACTCTCATGTTGGCAGGGATTCGGGATTTCGTAGTCATCACCACACCCGAAGAGCAATCGGTCTTCAAGACGTTGCTGTGGGATGCGGAAGATCGCATGGGCATTAGAGTCTCGTTCGCTTCGCAGGACTTCCCTCGCGGCATTGCGGACGCATTCAATATCGTCACCGACCAGTACGACCTCACGGAAGAGTTCACTCGCTTCGCTCTAATTCTAGGCGATAACATCTTCTACGGTGCGGGAATGACCGAAATTCTACAAGAGGCTCGCCATGATGCCTCTACCACCATACTAGCCGCAAAAGTGAAAGACCCCGAAAGATTCGGTGTTGTCACCATGGACGACCGTGGGCAAGTCATTGATCTGGAAGAGAAACCCAAGCACCCGAAGAGCGACTTAGCTATAACTGGAATTTACTTTTTCAATAAGTCGGTTTTTCAGCGAGCGAGGAAACTGCGTCCGTCTAATCGCAATGAGTTAGAAATAACCGACCTTGTGAAAACATATTGGAAGGATGGCGCACTAACATGCATTAGACTGCCGCGTGGTTCCATCTGGTTCGACACCGGCACACCCGACTCGCTACTGGAAGCAGCAAATCTAATTCAGATGATACAGAAACATCAGGGTTTTGCTGTTGGCAATCCTCACGAAATCGCGTATAATAAAGGTTGGATTGAGCCTATCGCACTAAGACAAACCGCGCAGTTGTGCGAGAAGTCGGCGTATGGTCAGTACCTATTGAATCTCTTGGAGTCATAATGAAACTTACACCTGAACAACGGCACTTCTACATCCACGAACTCGCGAAGGAACTGCCGCCATGGGCGTACAACGCTAACGCGGAATTCGAACCGGGAAAGACTCCGGTGTTCTACTCCGGTCCCTACTTTGACCACCATGAGATTGAGGCTGCGCTAAAAGCATTCCTCACTGGCAAGTGGCTTGTCACAGGCGAAGAGGTCGCGAAGTTCCAGTGGAAGTTCGCACGCAAGTTTGGTGTGAAGTGGGCGCACATGGTCAACTCCGGTTCCTCTGCGAATCTGGTCATGGTCGCGGCTGCAAAGAAGTTCTTCGGTTGGAAGGACGGCGCAGAAATCATCGTGTCGCCTGTGGGCTTCCCGACGACCATTGCGCCTATCGTGCAGAACGGCATGGTGCCGGTATTTGCCGATATCGAAATGGACACACTCAACTTCGATCTGGATGAAGTCGAGCGCAAGATCACCGAGAAGACCGTTGCAGTCTTCGTATCGCCTGTGTTGGGTAATCCGCCCGACATGGATCGTCTGCGTGAAATCTGCAACAATGCGCAGATCATCATGTTGGGTGACAACTGCGACTCGCTCGGAACTAAGTGGAATCATGAATGGCTGACGCACTATTACGCCGCGTGGTCTACCTCATTCTATCCCGCACACCACATGACGACCGGCGAAGGTGGCATGGTGTGTTCCAACAACGAAGGAATCGTCAACTATGCACGACAGTTCTCATGGTGGGGACGCGACTGCGTGTGCGTCGGTGCTGCCAATCTCAAACCCTGCGGATCTTGTGGAAATCGTTTTTCTCAGTGGCTCGCCCCGGAATACGAGGGAGTGGTCGATCACAAGTATCTGTTTACCCAAATGGGCTATAACCTCAAGCCTCTCGACTTCCAAGGAGCTATCGGCTCTGTACAATTAGACAAGTTCGATGAGATTCACCTTCACCGAATGCAGTCCTATGACACCATTCGCGCCATCATCGAAACCTATGTGCCGGAAGTGACGGTAGTGGGTAATCTGGATGAAGCGGAAGTGAGTTGGTTTGGTGTGCCGATTCTGTGTGATAACGCGGATGTAAAGGTACGCTTGCAAGCACACTTCGAATCCAACAAGATTCAGACGCGCAACTACTTCGCGGGTAACATTCTGCTCCATCCCGGCTACAAGCATCTGGATGACTACAAGAAGTATCCTAATGCGAATCAGGCTCTCGACCGAGTGTTCTTTGTGGGTGCAGCCCCGCACTACGGTCCAGAAATCTTCAACTGGTTTGAAACGGTGCTTTCGCAATGGACCTGACCATCTATGGGCATACAGGATTCGTCGGCAGTCATTACGTTCAGAAATACTGCCAGATAGACGACCTGTATCGTCCACCCCGCTATTCGCGTAGACCGAATCCGTACAAGAAAACGGATATGCTGTATTTGATATCCACTACGCACAACTACCATGTCTTTGACGATCCGACTCTGGACGTAAAGACTAATCTGTTGGTGCTGACCGAAACCCTAGAGTCATGGAAGAACAACAATCCACAAGGCACGTTCAATTTCGTGTCATCGTGGTTTGTCTATGGCGAACGGCGTGGCTTTGAGCGTGCGGGTAAGACGCGAGAAGACGAGGATTGCCGCCCCGCAGGATTCTACTCTATCACTAAGCGGTGTGCCGAACAGTTGGTAGAATCCTTTTGCCAGACCCACAATCTGAGCTACCGCATCCTGCGCCTCTGTAACATCCTAGGACCGGGAGACATGGGCGTTTCCGCTAAGAAGAACGCGCTCCAATACCTGATCAACGAAATGAAGGAAGATCGCCCAATCTCCATCTACGGGACGGGTGAGTTTACCCGCACCTACATGGATGTGGATGATTGTGTTCGCGCACTCCGTCTGGTCATGGATCAGGGTGCCGAGAACACCATCTTCAATATCGGCGTAGAACCTTCCCAACAGTTCCTAGACCTGATCAAACTGGCTCATGCCCTGTTGGAGAGCAAGTCCGAGATAAACTTCATCAAACCTAAGAAGTTCCACCAACAGGTTCAGGTGGAAAACTTCGATATGGACTGCTCCAAGCTGCGCAGCCTAGGTTTTGAGCCGAAACATAGTATCGTTTCTACGGTAGCTCGACTGTGTAAATAAGCTAAATAGAGCATCAACCCTCCCACAGTGCGGAAGAAGATGCTCAAGTTTAGCCAGTTCATCATAGAGAATGTCGAGGACACAGCCCGACTCTCCCATCTGGAACATGCCGAAGACCATGTAATCAATGCCGGTTCTGCCGGTGTTCACCATGCTGTCCGGACAATGGTGGGCGTTCACCATAAGCTCATGGGGCATAACACCCCGGTCAAGCTAACCACTAAGTATGACGGTGCGCCGTCCATCGTCTTCGGGCATCACCCCGAGACTAAGAAGTTCTTTGTCGCGTCCAAGTCGGCATTCAACAAGACTCCTAAGATCAATTACAGCCACGACGACATTGACCGCAATCATGGTCATGCTCCCGGTCTGGCATCCAAGCTCAAGACCGCTCTCGACCATCTTCCCAAGGTCACTCCAAAGGGTAAGGTCTATCAGGGTGACGTAATGTACACCAAGGATGATGTGAAGTCCACCGAGACTCACCACTCCTTCAAGCCAAACACGATCAAGTATTCGATCAAGAAGGATACGCCGACCGGTCAGAAGGTGTCTAAGGCGCACATTGGCGTGGCAGTCCACACCGAGTACCACGGTGAAGATCACCACTCCCTCAAGGCGAGCTTCGCTCCCGATACTTCGGACTTCAAGGATCACCCGGATGCACACATCATCGGAACCCACACTAACGCACGCGCTGCTGACTATAAGCCAAAAGATAGAGTCAAATTCTTCAACCATATCAAGAAAGCAAAAGACGCAGCTTCTAACCAGTCTTTTGACCATCTTGATCACCCTGTCCGTGAACATGTCAAGACCTACATCAACCACACTGTTCGCAGTGGAACTACTCCGTCTGTCAGTGGACTCTCAGCCCATGTCCAAGCGAAGCACGAAGCTAAGAAAGCTCTTGTCAAAGGTGGGGCTACCAAAGCTCGCATCGAAGGTGAGAAGCAGTCTCATCTGGCTCATATCCAATCTCATAAAGAAGCCTTTGGAAATACTCTTGCGGTTCATAAGCACCTTGCCGGTGCCAAGCACGTTCTTGTTAAGGCTCTCGCAAAGTCTGATGAATTTGAACACCACATTGGCGAAAAGGAATCGGGTCCGGAAGGGCATGTAGCCATCGTCGGATCCAAGCCTACCAAGCTCGTTGACCGTGGCGCAGGCGGGTTTGCTTCGGCTAACCTGAATGCCGGTGGAATCAAGGGCTTAAAGAAACCTAAATAATCAAGTCGGAAATTACCCACAGAGCGGTACAATGTCTCACGCAACTTTCACCTTCGGACGCTTCAATCCTCCCACCGAATCCGGTCATGGGAAGCTAGTCTCGGCTGTCCAGAAGCACGCCGAAGAGAAAGGCGGATCGCACTACATCTTCCCATCCCACTCTCAGGATCCGAAGAAGAACCCTCTTTCCCATGGCGATAAAGTCCATGCGATGAAGAAGATGTTCAAGGGTGCCAACATCGTATCCCACCCCGACGTAAAGAACGCAATTCATGCCCTCAAGCATCTTGAATCTAAGGGACATACACACGCTACCATGGTTGTAGGTGATGACAGAGTGCATGAATTCCATAAGCTACTCCATGCCTACAACGGCAAGGAATACAACTTCAAGAAGATCGAAGTCAAGTCCGCAGGACACCGGGATCCAGACGCAGAGGGATCTGAGGGAATGTCCGCATCCAAGCTTCGTGGGCTGGTCAAGAGCGGCAAGCGCGACGAATTTATTTCTCACTACTCCGACAAGAAGCTCGGTGCACACATTCATGACAAGGTGAAAGCAAACATGTCCGAATCCAAGGCAATGTTCATTCTCGGCGGTCCCGGCAGTGGCAAGGACTACGTGATCAACAATATCCTCAAGCGATACGATCTGGTCGAAGTCCAGATGGATCAGATTCTCAACGGCGCAGTGAAGCCATTGATCGAACAGGGAGCCGACCTCCTGATCAACGGTAATGCGGATCAGGACAAGATTCAGCTTGTCAAGAGCATTCTTGAGAATTATTCGTTCTCTCACACGGTTGTCTCGGTCACTAACAAGGTGTCGCGTGAACGCAACGCCACTCGCGACCGTCCGTTGTCAGAGCAGACTCGCATTCGTAAGTGGTTGGATTGTGAGAACATTTCTCTATCCAACTCATTCATCTTCAAGAACTCATTGAACTTAGTAGAAGCCTCTCATGCCGAACTGAAAGGATTTCAGGATCAGATCGAAGGCTATCTCAAGTTCCTTCAAGACAACAAGTTCCACACCCTCGCAGAAGTGCTAGAGTGGGGAACCGATGAAACCGTGGCTGCGTACAAGGGTGGCACTCCCGGTCAAGTAGACGTAAAGCCTAAGCTCACGATGAACAAGCTTCGCAAGCGTGGTGTGAAGGGAATGCCGCCTAACGCATATGACTCTCGCGTAGGTGGTGTCCAGTACACTAACTATGCAGGCGGTGGCTCGTACACTGGCGGCGCATTTGGTGGTCTAGTCTCTAGCTATCAGCACAATAAGAAGGTACTCTGACATGTCTCAGAAAGCATGGGTGAACGCATACACCAAAGGCTCCAAGGCTTTGCAAGACAAGCTTGCCAAGGTGCACAAGAACAATCCTGAGTTTCAGGAGTTTGTGAAGAAGCATGGCTTCGGCGGCAACCTGTCGGTCAAGCAGTCGGGTCTACAGAAGAAGACCGTGGCTCCTACCCCTAAGCCAAATGCGGCGCAAGGCGGCGACCAGAATCGCGAACAGATGATCAAGGACATTGCCACGAAGCTGCGCAATCGTCGGCTTGCCGCGTCCAACCGCGCATCCTTCGGCGGCGAGCTAGGTGGCGACTTCTCCGTTCACTCTGGCGGCTTCCGTCGCTATTCGGAAGAGACTGAACTGAACGAACTCTCCGATAAGCGTCTTTCCAAGTACATCAAGAAAGCCGGTAAGTCGGCTGACCGTCTAGCCTACTACAGTGATTCTCGCAACGATCCAGATTGGATCAAGTCGAACAAGCGCGAGAAGATGATTGCGGTGGCTAAGAGAAAGCTAGGTGAAGACATTGCGTACAAGGATGGAGCTATCTCCATGCGCCGTGGCGGATGGATCGCAAAGCGCAACGGGAAACAGGTTGGAATCATTCATCCTACGGAAGAACTGGCTAAAGCATTGCTAGACAATACGCGCATGACGCTCGGACGCAAGGTAGGCGATGCACTTCGCAAGAAGGCAAAGGAACTGGCTCGCTCCCTAGATAAGAGGCGAATGGCAACCGAAGCCGTATCGGGTCTATCCTACAAGGGATTGAAGAGCCTTTCCAAGCAGCTTCCCAAGTCTGAACTCAAGCAAATGTCGCCGGAAGATCAGGCTTCCTTCCAGAGAATTCGCAAGCATTTTGCGAAGCGTGCGAACGTAGCCTATCTCGGCGGAAAGAAAGTACGCACCGAATCAGCCGCGAATCGTAATCGCATTCGTTCATGGGATTCGGCTGTCCTACCAGTAGAACACGATCATCCCCTACATACACCACACCCAAAGGCAAAGCTTGATGCTCTCAGAGCGGCAGGCAAACACGAAGAAGCACGCGAGCTAGAAAGATCATGGCTACGCAAGGCAATGTCAAAGGCTAAGAAGACGGAGAACTCAAAATGAGCAAGGCACTGAATGAACTAAAGAAGGCAACAATGGCTGCGTATCTCGCGAAAGCGGGTGGACATGTTCGCGCAGGAACCTCCATTGCCAAGTCATTTGACGATGACGTATTCCGTCACATGAAGGTAGTCAATCAGCACTCACCATACAACGTCAATGGTGCCGAGAAAGACCCCGAGAAGCTAGCTCATGCCACAAAGCAGATGAACGTCAACGCCGAACTGCGTGACCAGTTCAAGCGCGGCGCACAGAATCGCATCAAGGGTATTGCTCGCGCCGGTCGCTTGCTTGCCAAGGAAGAAGCCATTGAGGAAGGAAAGAATCCTTACGGTCCCGGCTACAAGCTAGTGGACAAGGATGGCACCGAACTCAAGGTGGGTCACAAGTTCATGCACACTTCGCATCACGAAGGCTCCAAGCCAGAACACCATACCATCACCGGTTGGCAGTCGGGCGAGCAGCGTGGCAACTCTTCCTCTTCTGGTCGCGTTGCGGTCAAGGTAGGCAAGGGTAAGAAGGCATACGACACTGAATACTTCCCTCATGTCTTCGGTATGAAGGTTGTGAAGGAAGAGACTCTTGATGAAGTCTCTCGCTCGACCATTGCCAAGGTTGCGACGGCTCGCTATCAGCAAGCGCAAACCGCACTCAAGGCAAAGGACTTCGGCGGCTACGTCAAGAAGATGGGCAAGGCAATCAAAGCCGCAGACAAGACTACTCCTAATGTCGGTTGGAGTCCAGAAGACGACAAGAAGAATGAGGAAGTTGTGGCTCCTGTCGTTTCCGCACAGGAAAAGTATCGCCAGATTCGCGAGCAGAAGGTTCGCGCAGCACGTAAGGGTAAGTAACATGAGCGACCTATTCAATAACGTCAAGCCGGGTGATATGGTTCACTACAAGACTCCACAGGGTCAGCACGGTAAGGGTAAGGTTGTCCTCCGCTATGACACGCACGTTGTCGTCAATCGCGGCAAGGGACAGCCACAGGTTGTCAACGACAACAACTACGTCAAGCATGAGCGTGGCGGAAAGGTCATTGGCGCGTTGCTGTCTCGCCTCAAGGAAGATGAACTCAAGGAAGATGCAAAGCTAATGGCACAGCATCAAGAGTGGATGAAGAAAAGAGAAGCCGAGATTTACAAAGCTAAGTCTGGTGAAGCATGGGAGCGTGTACACAAGGCAATGCCGGGAATTGCTACACGCATATCCGCTCGCCTGCGTGGAACCAAGCTAGACAAGTCTGGCAAGGTTGTCAAGGAAATGAGAAATCCATCCGGTCCTTACGGTGGTCATCCTTACGATTGGGATCCAGAACTGCGCAAGCAGATCTTCGCAGGCATGGCAAAGAAAGTCAAGCAGAAGGGTCCACCTGACAATCATCGTGACTACAAGCCATCCAAGCTCGGACCTCCTCCGCGCCGTGGAACGACAAGCGAAGAGACTATCCTTGAGGGTAACATTCCGAAGGTGCATTCATGGGACGAGTTCCATCAGGCAGCGACGGATTGGGCATACTCCAACGATCATCACAACGGCGGCAATCCGAAGTACATCAAGAAGACGACCGAAACCGACAAGGTGCTACACCAGACGATTTCGATTGGTCATCACCCACGTTCCGGCAACCCATACGTGATCGGCGTGTTCAACCATATCGGCGGTCCTAATTCCGATAAGGGTCATGGCACTCACCATCACCACACGCAAGGGCTTGAATTGGATGAGGATTCTCACGATGCCGAGGGTAAGTCCGCTCGCGTGGCTAAGACTCGTCGGCTCAAGAAGAAACTCCATGAAGTGAGTAACTCGACACTCGCTTCCTATGTCTCCAAGGCAATTGCTGATCGCAAGAAGGCAGGCGCAGGATTTGACATGGCAGGGCGTATTCACACTGGCGAGCGCAAGAAGTATTTCCAAGACAAGATGTTTGCCAAGATCGACAAGCGCACGAAGGGCATCACGAAGGCTGTAGGCAAGATTGCCAACAATCTTCCGGCTGAGAAAGTCACCGAAGGAACGCGCTCCGAATACGATGCGAACATCCACATGTCGAAAGGGGCTGAGAAGACCGCAAAGGGTCACTACCTGATGCGCGACGGTCGCAAGCTCTCCGGTCCTCACTCGCCAGAAGAAGCGGTGAAGGCATACAAGGGTCTATCCTCACAGGGTACCGACACCAAGGGTGTGAAGATCGTTCATGTCAAGGAAGGCGTGGAGATTGATGTAACTGTTACGCTAATCACCGAAGACAAGGTGAAGGAAGCTGCGCAGAAAGCCATTTCCCTCGCAAAGAAGGCTAAGGGCAACAAGCATGTCGATACGGAACCGAAGCTAGATATACAAGACAAGGGAACTGGCGGTCCAATGGAAGCCAATCACGACGAAGGTGGAAATCATGCTCCTCAAGTTTAAGGAATACTTCACGGAAGAGGAACGCATCGTAATTGATGTGGATCCTGAATACACTATCTCTAATATGGAGAAGGCTAACGCGGATCTAGATGCCGTGACCGAATCTCCATTCGTGAACTCCGCGTTGTTTGTCAATGCGGTGCGTGGCACTCTGGAACGCTACGGTGTCGTTCTACCTTCACACTCAAACATGCAGCAGCTACAGATGGAAGGTGAGTGGGTGTATCAGCTAGGTGATTCCGGTCACTATGTCTACATGGTTCACAACCTGTCGCCGGAAGGTGCGGTTGAGGGCTATGCTCAGATCGTGGATCAGGAAGAACTGGATGACCTAGCAGAACTTGGCATCCCCGAAACGGTGGAACCAGAGCAGCAGGATCGACGGGAACCTTCCGAGTGGATGAAGTATCCTAAAGCACGCAGGGACGATGACTCAGGAAATACGAACGAGTACACCTAATCACTATGGAACAACTTAACAATGATACTGTGCTGCTTTACGCCATCAAAGCTTACGATAAGCTGAATTACGTAAAGTCTGAATTTGAAGAGGACTACAAGACATTTCGATATGTCAAGAGACTTCTTCAACGATACCGGCAGTCAGGTGAGTTGAAAGAGAATCTGATTCTCAATCATCTTAGTCTGATCTACAATATGTTTGGGATTGAACCGGGAACCCGATTGCTATTCTATAAGATGGATCAGGCTGACTATTCTAGTTTGAAAACGTTTCTCGTTTACCTGAATACGATGCCCGATATCGTCCATGGTATTGAAGGAAAGGACGTTAGATCTTCTGATTATCCTATAGATCTTAAGATTGCTAATGTTCTTAGATCTCTTTGAATTAACCCTTCAAAGAACCACACAGGTATTATACAGGCTGGAATTAGAACTGTCAAGGTCAAATCATGGAAAAATACAAGTCAATTTACCCTACGCTGAGACAGGCTAAAACTAAGTGGTCTTCACCTAGCATCGTCGCAAAGCAGGGCGAGGGTCCGTCCCACGGATGGTACGACATGCTCAAGAAGGATGCTCGCGCCAAGCTTGCAGCGTCCATTCATCAATCGCATACCGGATCCATTCACCGGCAGGAGCGCATCGTGCGAGAAGACAAAATCGGCAAGCAGACTCCTTCGGCTGAGTCCATTGCGAAGAAGCACAACAAGGAAGTCGAAGAGATTCAGGCGCAGATCGACAAGGGCATCAAGGTCGAGCGCGAACATACCAACTCAGATGACGAAGCGCATGAGATTGCTCGCGACCATCTAGACGAGTTCCCCGACTACTATGACCGTCTGGACAAGATGGAAAAGAAGGCGAAGGCTGACATGAAGGAAGGCTACGATCCTGAGAAGGAAATCCTCAAGGGTCGTATCGAATCCCACAAGAACGTAGCGAAGAAGATGGCAGCGAAGCATGGTGAACAGTCTCAGGAAGCCGCTTTCCACCGTGCGCTAGTCAAGCGTTGGGAGAAGGAATTGGGCGAAGACCACATCAAGGAAGATGTAGCCAACTCTGTCGGCGGTGGAATGTCTCCCGTCATTGGTGGCGAAGGGAATATTCATGGCATGGACCCTATCTTGGGTAAGCCTATTCGCCGCAAGAGATTCGCAGGCAAGCAAGTGTTTGTGGTGGATCCTACCACCTATCACAAGGCATACTTGGGAAAGCGC